CACCGGATGGCACATATACAGTACAAATGCTTTATTACGCTAAACCAACCTTTATCTCTAGCTCTACAGCAAGTAATTTATTTCTAGCTTATTTCCAAGATGCTTTACTGTATGCAACATTAGGTGAAGCTGAACCTTATCTACTTAATGATGCAAGAACACAAACGTGGTCTGCCTTGTATGACAGAGCAATTAGTAACATTATTAGTAGTGATCTTGGTGGAACATACCCTAGTACTTCATTAAACGTAACAACACAATAAGGAATTATCATGGCAGAAATGAGTAACTTTTTAGAGAACGCACTTGTAAATGCAACTCTACGCAACACAACCTATACATCACCCGCTACAGTATATGTAGCATTATTTACTACAGACCCAACAGACGCAGCATCAGGCACAGAAGTTACTGGTGGTTCATACGCTAGAACATCCGTTACATTTGCTGCACCTTCTAATGGAGCTTCTGCAAGTAATGCTGACTGCACATTCCCAACTTGCACATCTACATGGGGAACAGTAAGTCACATAGGTATATTTGACGCATCTACATCAGGAAACCTTTTATATCACACACCTTTAGACACATCTAAAACAATTGAAACTGGTGATATATTCAAGATAGCTTCAGGTAGTTTAACAGTTACATTGGCTTAATATGCCTACGCCATTAACGCTAGAACAACTAGACGTCTATGGTAGTTTAGAAAGTGTCCCATATAGTTTAGACCATAACTTCTATGCTGGTAAAGTATGTGGACCTTGGACATTAGACGAGTTAGATGCCTTTGGTAGTTTAGATAGTTTAGTCTTATCACTAGACGACCCTTTATGGACTACTAATGCTTGTATCAATTTATCAGAAGGTATCGTAACTGCTAGTGCAACAGCTAGTACTTCTGCTAATAGAGTAAGAACAGGTATAGGAAGTGTAACAGCTACAGGCACAGTTATTTCTAGTGGAAATAGAATTGCTGCTGGTGTAGGTTCTGTTACTGCTAACGCATTTTTAGAGTCAAATGCTAGTAAAATTACAGGTGGCATAGGTTCAATTACTGCTACTGCTACTGCAACATCTAACGCCAATAGGGTTAGAATAGGGCTAGGAAGCATCACAGGCAACGCTACAATAGTAGCTAATGGTAATGCTATCTTTAAGAGTAGTGGAACTATAAATGGCACAGCAATAACCACAGGAAGTTGTAATAGAATTAGGTCAGGCGTTGGAGTTATCGCTTCTACAGGAACAGTAACTTCCAATAGTGTTAGGACAAGAACGACATCAGGTTCTATATCAGCAACAGCAACAACAACTGCACTAGGTGGCTTTACCGCAACTGGTGTAGGTAGTATTAGTGCAACAGCATTAGCTTCATGTAGTGCAAAAGCAATATTTGCAGGTGTAGGTAGTGTTTCAAGTCTAGCATCTTTAACCGCTAAAGGTTATAGATTAGGTGAGGAATGGACTACTTCTACCGCAGGCACAGAAACATGGTCTACAGTTTCAGCAGGTGTAGAAACTTGGACAAATGTAACAGCAGGAACAGAAACATGGAGTAATGTAGCAGTAGGCTCTAACACTTGGACAGACACTTCTTCTAGTAGTAACACATGGCTTCAACAAGGATAAATTAAGGACTCAACATGGCAAAGACAAAAATTTCAGAATACTCAACAACCGCTGCAAGTAATACGGATATTGATAGCACCGATATTAATGAGGGTTGTGCGCCTTCAGGGATAAACAACGCTATACGTTCCCTAATGGCTCACCTAGCTGTAGACTATAACGCTACACAAGCCTATACCACTACAGCAACTGCGGCAGGTACAACTACACTTACTGCATCTAGCACACTATTACAATTCTTTACAGGCTCTACCACACAAACAGTCGTATTACCTGTAGTAAGTACCTTATCAACTGGACAACGCTACGAGATACATAATAACTCGTCAGGTGCTATTACAGTAAACTCATCAGGTGGAAACCTAGTGGCTACTGTACCAGCAGGCGTTACCACAGTTTGCACTTGTATCTTAATTACAGGAACAACTGCTGCTTCTTGGGACGCTGATATACAAGGCTTTACGACTACACTTCCAGTAGCTCAAGGTGGTACAGGTGCAGCAACACTTACAGGTGTTATTAAAGGTAATGGTACTTCAGCTATTACAGCAGCTACCGCAGGAACAGACTATGTAGCTCCAGCAACAGCAACTTCATTTACAGCTAAACAAACATTTACAGGTGCAACAGGCTCTCTAGCTTCTGCATTTATTAATGCTACTGAAACTGCAACGATCTCTGCAACTGCCGCTACTGGCACGATCAACTATGATGTGACAACACAGTCTGTGTTATACTACACATCTAACGCAAGTGCTAACTGGACAGTTAATATTAGAGGTAATGGAACAACATCTTTAAATACATTAATGTCTACTAATGATTCACTTACAGTCGTATTTTTAGTGACTAATGGTGCAACTGCTTATTACAATAATGCTCTTACTATAGATGGAAATTCTGTTACACCTAAATATCAAGGTGGCACAGCTCCTACTAGCGGTAATGCTTCAAGTATAGATGCTTACTCATATACCATTGTTAAAACAGGTTCAGCAGCTTTCACAGTATTTGCAGCACAAACTCAATTCAAATAGGAATTAACAATGTCACTATTGTCAAGACTAGCCGTATCAGCCGCAAGAGCTTATGGTGTTCTATCATCTAAAAATACTAATGTACCTGCATCTTATCTTGTTGTTGCTGGCGGTGCTGGCGGTGGATACCAACAAGGCGGTGGTGGCGGTGCTGGTGGTTTATTAACTTCTACAGCAACATTATCTTTACTTACAACTTATACAGTTACTGTTGGTGCAGGTGGAAATGGTGCATCATCAGGTGGTTCTGCAGGTTCTAATGGTTCAAATTCAGTCATTTCAGGAACAGGTTTATCTACTATTACTTCTACAGGTGGTGGTGGTGGAGGAACTAATAATGTTTCAGCTAATTCAGGCGGTTCTGGCGGTGGTGGTTCTATTAATACTTCTTCTGCAGGTTCAGGAACTTCTGGTCAAGGTTTTGCTGGTGGTTCTGGCGGTGGTGGAGTTGGTTCTGGAGGTGGTGGTGGTGGTGCAGGTGCTGTAGGACAAAATGCTGTTAATGTAACTACTGCAGGTGCTGGTGGAGCAGGAACTGCATCTTCTATATCTGGTTCTAGCGTTACATACGCAGGTGGTGGTGGTGGTGGTACTATTTCTGGTACAGCTGGTGCAGGTGGTGCTGGAGGCGGAGGAGCTGGAGGAGCAGCTACTGTAGGTAATGCAGCTACTGCAAACACAGGTGGTGGCGGAGGAGGCGGAGGTCAATCTGGAGGAACTTTATATGGAGGAGGTGCAGGCGGTTCAGGCGTAGTCATCATATCTTACACATCTGCTACACCCAAATTTGTAGGTGGCACAATTACTACTTCAGGTGGTAACCAAATACATACATTCACAGCTTCAGGAACATTAGTCCCTGCTACAGCAGTTACAGCTAGTTATTTAGTAGTGGCTGGTGGTGCTGGTGGTGGAACAAATGCAGGCGGTGGCGGTGGTGCAGGTGGTTATTTAGCTTCTACAACCACACTATATTATCCAGCTACTTATACAGTAACTGTTGGTGGTGGTGGTGCTGGTGGAGCTGGTGGTGGAAATAATGCAGGCGTTAATGGTTCTAATTCGGTTTTATCAGGCACAGGTTTAACTACACTTACTTCTACAGGGGGTGGTGGCGGAGGTAAAGAAGGTTCTCCACCTGACGGAAATAGTGGTGGTTCAGGCGGTGGTGGTCACTCTAGTGGAGCAACAATAGGCTCAGGTGGGGCAGGAAATACTCCTTCTACCTCTCCAAGTCAAGGAAATAACGGTGGTTCAGGTGCTACAAATAATTCAACTTACAGAAATGGTGGTGGTGGCGGTGGTGCTTCTGCTGTAGGTGCAAGTGGAACTGCACTTGTAGGCGGTAACGGTGGTAACGGTACTGCATCTAGCATATCAGGTTCTTCTGTTACATACGCAGGCGGTGGCGGTGGTGCTTCACAAACAGCTTTAGCAGGTGGTAGTGGAGGAACAGGTGGTGGTGGAGCTGGTACAGGAGGCTCAGGTGGTGCTGCTGGTGTGGCAGGAACAACTAATTTAGGTGGTGGTGGTGGCGGTGGAGCTGGTGGTTTAGGTGCAGGCGGAGCAGGTGGTAGCGGAACAGTTATCATCTCATACGCTGGCTCACAAGTATTTACAGGAGGAACTGTAACATCATCAGGTGGAAACACAATACATACATTTACTGCTAGTGGAAGTTTAATAGGCACTTATGACGTATCTTATCTTGTTGTAGCTGGTGGCGGTGGCGGCGGTGGTAGTAATGGCGGTGGTGGAGGTGCTGGTGGTTATCAAACTTCTACAGCAACATTATTAACTCGTGCTGTTTATACAGTTACTGTAGGTGCAGGAGGTAGCGGTGGTTCAGATGCTGTTGGTAGTAATGGAGCAAACTCTGTATTATCAGGAACAAGTATTACTACTGTAACATCCACAGGTGGTGGAGGTGGTGGGGACCAAGGTGGCACTAATACAGGTTCAAGTGGTGGCTCAGGCGGTGGCGGTGCATATTTATCAGGAGCTGGTGGTTCACCTACATCAGGACAAGGTTTTGCTGGAGGCACAGGTTCGCCAGATAGTGGTGCTGGTGCAGGTGGTGGTGGTGCTAGTGCTGTAGGTGGTAGTGCGCCTGGTGGAAATGATAATGCTGGTGCAGGTGGTAATGGCTCTGCATCTTCAATTACAGGTAGTTCAATAACCTATGCTGGAGGTGGTGGCGGCGGAAGTGCAACAACTGGTAGAGGTTCTGGCGGTTCAGGTGGGGGCGGAATTGGTGCTGATAATGGTGGCGGTAGCAGAAACATTGCTGGTGCTGGAACTGCAAATCTTGGAGGTGGAGGAGGTGGTGGCGCTAGTGGTAGTGGAGGTAATCAAGGTGGAGCAGGCGGTTCAGGTGTGGTAATATTAAGCGTTCCTACAGCTAACTATTCAGGCACTACAACAGGCAGCCCAACAGTTACAACAAGTGGTGCAAACACTATAATTAAATTTACTGCTTCAGGAACTTATACAGCTTAACAACAAAGGAAATTAAACATGGCACATTTTGCTAAATTAGAAAACAACATAGTAACTCAAGTAATTGTAGTATCTAACCAAGACATTCTTGATGAAAACGGTCAAGAAAATGAACAAAAAGGAATAGACTTTTGCTCTAACCTTTTAGGTGGAACATGGTTGCAAACATCTTATAACGGTAAAATTCGTAAGAATTACGCTGGTATAGGATACACTTATGACGAAGGTCGTGATGCTTTTATTGCACCTAAACCATTTAACTCATGGGTATTAGATGAAAATAAAGCACAATGGAAAGCACCTGTAGATATGCCTAGTGATGCTAGTATGGATAAAAGATATACTTGGAATGAAGCAAAAACTTCTTGGGATGCAGTAACAGAATAAGGAAAATGAATGGCAACTCAAAGAGTAGCATTTACAGAATGGTTACCAGACCAACCTTCTACGACTGGTGCTTTATTAGAGGCTAATAACGTCTATCCACTCACAGTTGGATACGCACCATTTCCTGCATCAGCAGACTTATCTAGTGCTGCTAGTGAGGCTCTTAATAACGTAGTAGCCGCTAAATATCAATTATCTACAGAACTTTTTGCTGGTGGTGCTACTAAATTATTTAAATACAATGGCACATCATTAGCTCTTTCTAACGTAAGTAAGAGTGGTGGTTATACTGGCTCTGATAGATGGGCTTTCACACAATTTGGTGATACTTTACTTGCCACTAATAATAACCAAGTCATACAAGCATGGACTATAGGCACATCTACAGCTTTTGCAGATGTATCAGCAACAG